ATTCTCTGTGTATATCCATATTTCTAGTAAAGTCGTAGTAGTATTTGCTATGTTCCATTATAATTCGTTTTTAAAGTATTTATCTATTGTTTCCCTGCAATGGTCAAAGCCTTTGCAACAGGCAGCGTAATAACCCCTATCTAAGGCGTTCTGAATGAATATCTTTTGCTCTTTAGAGGGATAAGACTTCTTATCCTTTTTAAGCTCTATAAACAATCCGTTGTACGTTTTGTTTGGCTCGAATATAAGTAGGTCTGATACTCCTCTCAAATATCCTGTACGCTTGGCTTTTAGCCTTTGTGAGTAATGTCTTTGAAACTGACCACCCATTGTTGCAGTAAATAGTGCATTTGGATATTGTAGTTTTAAATACTCGACTATACTTATTTGTACTCTTTCTTCGCTTAACTTCGGTTTGTCTGACATCTTCTAACTCTTTAATTCTTTTCTCGTAATCAGCACATATCTCTTTAAGAATATCCATTCTAAACTCAATATCGCTAACATCATCTTTTAAATCCTTGATTGCGAATATAAGATATAAAATAGAAAGAAGCAAAAATGTAATAATAATCGTTGTCATTTCAATCGTTTTGCTTTGTTAATAGTTTCGTTAATTAATCTTTGACCCTCTCTATCTTTCTGATAATCAGTCAGTTGTCGTTGTTGCCTTTTAAGATTTGCTTTAGCTTTGTATTCCTTGAGCCATATATTCCAATTACGGACATTGACAAAGCCACCACTATCAGAATGTCTTATGCCCTGCTCAAAAGCAAACAGCACTTCATTCATATCCATACTACCATAGAATCTTGATAGGTCATCTACTAGCATCTTAGACATCATAACTATTTGTTCTGTATCAGGCTTCTGACCTAGCATCAAATAGCACTTGCTCAATACATCTACACAATCAATATTTAATTGCTCTCTATCGTTAGCAAACCTAAACCATATTTGTTTTGACTTATCCATTACCCATCAATTTTATTGATTCTACTTTGTAACCTTCTGAAGTCATCGCCATCTTGAGTAAGATAACCTGTAAGCATATAGTAGTTATCCCAAGTAACCATTCTTCTATTTTTAAGAGTAGGATTGTTAAACATATCTTTTATGAATTGTACGGTTTCTTTGTTTGCACCGCTACGTTTTTTATTGTACTCTGTCCAAAATTCTTTTGTGTAATTAGCCATTGTTTATTTGTTTTCTTGCCTCTTGCCAAGACGTTAATACTTGTTTAGGTTGTGATACTTTTTGTGTTTCATTGGTGTTCTTCTCCCAAGTTCTTACAGATGCCTTCCAATCCTTCATTGAGTTCTTGCCTACCTTCCATCCATTAGAAGAATAGTAATCATAAAACTTCTCAGCATCTACACTGTTGCTTCTTTCATCGCAATAATCAGAAACTTCTTCTATTGTTGGTTTAACAAACCTCTTAACCTTAACTTTATCTTTAACTATATCTTTATCTTTATCTTTATTATTAAGGGTACTTTGTACCCCTTGTGAACCCTTCCCATACCCTTCAAGATTATATCTGTCAAGTAATGCAATTACCGACTTATGCACATTAGAGTTTGGATTAAGTTCGCCATATTGAAAGTCAATAAAGTCAGGAATAAACCATTTGTCGCCATTGTCAAAGATTACTATCTTGTCAAGAAATGCCTGTGGTAGCATATCGTAAATAAGGTCTGCACCTATTCTTATTGATGCTACCTCTATATCTACATCCCATATTCCTGCGTGATTGCAGTCGTCTAATATGTAGAACCATAGTAGCTTGTGTTCAGGTTTTAGTTCTTTCAGAAAGCGTTTCTTCCACTTGTCTGTATCTGTCATTCGTTTTGCCATTGTTTTTGTTTTTAAATTAATACTGAAGCAAAGATAAACAATTTTTTTTAATTAATACAAAACTTTTTTAAGATTTTTTATTTCTACACTAGCCATTATCTCAATATCATTATAACTTCCTGCTCGTGGTGTTCGACCTCCTAGTTTAAAGTTTCCAAAAAGATTAGATATTCTTTCATATACTATGCCATCGTCAAACGCCCAACAGATTGCCACAGGTCTATTGGTTTTCTTCTGATGGTTTTGCAGGTCGACCAATTTTCTTATAGCCACCTGCACAGTTAGTACATCATCTATCTTTCTGTCAGGACATCCTTTAACCTCTAAAGCACCAATAGTATCGTTTCTTTTATTAATTAAGTCATAATCAACAGGTGCAAATTCCCCTCTGTCAACACAAACTAAATCAAATGCGTGGCAGAAAAGCCTAGAGGCTCTCTCTTGTCGCTTTTTATCCTGTGCGGTTTCGTACTTAGCCATTTTACTTTTTTAAATATTGATATATTCTACTCTTACTCATACCAAAAAGTTTAGCTATCTCTTTTACATCCCAATTATAAAAATATAAAAACCTTGCTATTCCCTTTTTTAGTTTTGTTTTGAACTTTACAAGTCCTGTGTATTTTTTTGTTTTACTATTCCAATTCATTAATGTACGGTTTTATGGTTATCGTCAACACTTATTATTGAGTATGTGTAAGAACATAACTCTTTAATCTTGCGTATATTAGCTCTTATATCCCTTCTAATGGCTTCAATCTCGGTTTTGGTACTATCAGTTCCGAGAGAAGCGTTGAGGGCGGCATTGGCTTTTAATAGCTTATCCACCCTCTTAACGTTCTTTCTTTTAAGATTCGATTTCACAATCAAATATTTTTATCAGTTGCCTTACCTTAAAATGGCAAGTCTGATTCTTCAGCAGGAGCAGTAGCTTTTTCTGTCTTAGTACCACCGACATTTACCGCCCAAGCTAATATATTGTTGTAGTAGTTTCCTTCATACAATCTACCTCTAATATCAATCTTACAAGTAATCTCAGTACCCACAGATATAGTATCTAACTTATCTATGTTGTCTTTTACTACTTCTAGTTTGATAGACTGAGGATAATCTCCACCTGTATTCACTACAAACTCTCTCTTTTTAAATCCGCTTTTAAATTCTTTTGTGTCGAATTTAGCTTCTAAAGTTCCATTAATTTCCATTTTCTAAAATATTTAATTCATTAACAATTTGATTTATCCTGTCATCTAACAAGATTTTTTCTTTTTTTAAGAGGTCAAGTTCCTCTGATAGTGTTACTTCACTATTTTGCTCAAAGACATAATCTCTAACTTTAATGTAATTCATTACCTCAATCTTGTCAAACTCTAAAAAGTTTTTAGCTTGAGTGATGTGATGTATTACAGTTGCGTGATTCATAGAGAATGTATCTGCTATCTGCATATATGTTTCTCCGTAGTGCCTTCTTAAAAAGTATAATACCATTCTTCTAGCACTTATGATTTCTCGCTTTCTGCTTTCGCTAAATATTATCTTCATCCACACAATATATTGAGCATACCGCTCTTATCAATGCTTCCCTTCTCTCTATACTATTTAGCATTATTTATCATCTTTACAAGTTCAACCTCATCAATGTTGTGAAACTTTCCTTCGTCAGAATCAGCTAATAATTGCAAGTGCTTTAGCCTTAACATTGTAGGATTCTCTAGGTATTTGTTTACACTAGTACCTTTTAGTCCTGTTATNTCTCCAAACCTTCTTTTGGTCATTCCATTCAGTCGAATGTACTTTTCAAATCTATCTTTATTTTCCATAATTATTTATATTCTACTATTACTAATTCTTTGTCAAACTCTGATTTGTATGTTTCCATAATCCTTTCGTCTGATTCTTTCATATATANGTCTATAAAAGCCTTTAATATACCTCTAGGTGCTTGTCCTTCAGACATTTTGCCTATCTGATGTCTAGTGATAGCCATAATTGCACCTTCTTTTGTCATTGCGTGTTTTAGTTTCATAAATTAATTCTTTTGTTAAATTGTTCTCTAGGGTCTTTTGGTATGTAATCTATCTTTAGCTTGTTGATTAATTCGTAAGCCTCTTGATAGGTGAGATGTAGCAGACTGTTCTCTATATCTCTTATGGT